TATCTGTATTTAAATCATCCATAAATATATCACCTTCATCTTTCTTTTTAGATATTTCCATTAATGCATCTTGATTTTCCATTTCTTTTTGATTTAATACTAAACTAAATGCTCCTGTTCCAAAATAACCGGTTTGACCTGTCATTATATTTGCAGATACACTTCTCATATGATCAAATTCAGAATGTCTTGCTGCATTCATAAATACTTCTGTATGTACTTCAAATGTTGATTTTGCAATTGGTCCAATATTATCACTATTAATTCCATGACGGAAAATAGATGTTAATTTATCATTACATGTCATTCTATCACATAATACACTTAAATGATGATAATTAATATAAGTGCTATCAAACTCAATAACTTCTGATAATTCATTGAAAATAGATTGTCTAGCAGCTTCTTCGCCTAATACTCTATAAATTTCTTGAATATCATTAGTAACAGTATTATTTACATCAATGTTATCTAAAGCAAGAATTTCTAGTAGATTAGTTCCTGTTGTATCTAAGACCCAAATATCTTTCTTTTCATAACCATTATCGGTTGGTTCTAAATAATCTACAATTTTTCTAATTAAAACATTTGAAATATTTTTAATTCCTCTTAAAATTACATTATCTAGTAATTGTTCTTGGAAATTCTTTAATAGATAAATTTCATCAGATTGATCTAAAGATGTTACTGAAATTTTCTTTTTATTTTGAATAATGCTATTAATGCGAATTCTAAAGATTAATTTATCAGAGTTGAAATCACTATAAATACAATTTACATCTGTTTGATAAATATTTTTAATAGCAAAGTTTACATCTTCCATTGTAATATTCTTTTCAAGCATTTCCATATCATTCATTTCTAAGCGAATAATCCATTTTGATTTTTGTTTTTCATCTACTTGTTTAATACCATTACATTCTTCAATCATATTAGCAAATTCATAATATTGTTTTAATGTTTCTTTATCTTCTTCAATATTGGTTGTTGAATCATCGGGATCAAAACAAATTGAAATACCTTTTACAATATCTCTAAGTTTAGTATGTTCAATTTCATGAAGAATTTTTTTGGCTTCATTTTGATTTGTATAAATATTTTTTGGAAGGAAAATTGTACATGAAGGGTTTTTTGGATTCTCAGATAATGATAGAATTTCTTCAATTCTTGGAACGCCACGAGTTACATTAGATTTAGATGCTACACCAGCAAAATGGAAAGTGTTAAGAGTCATTTGCGTAGTTGGTTCACCAATACTTTGCGCTGCAATCATGCCAACCATTTCTCCAGGAGAAACAATTGATTTTTTATAAGCTAGTAAAATTGTATCAAGTAAATAAATTAATGATTTTTTATTGAATCTTTTATTGAATAGTAAATCTTTAGGTGATAAATAGTAATAATATAATATTTTAAATAGTTGATTAGGTTTAGCATAATAAATTTTATTTAACTTTTCAAAGTATTCTTCAATGATATTATAACATTCAAGTGGAGAAATATCAATCAATGAGTTACCATCAAATACTTGTTGACCCATGATATTATTAATGATGTATGTGAAACCAACTGGCAAGTGAATAGTTTTGTTGTCTTGATTCTTAAATATTTTTTCTACAATATCTTTTTGAGCATTCATCAATAGTTCAATATAAATTTTATTTTTTTTATTAAATTCATTTAATTCACTTTTGAATTTCTTAGTGGCATCCTTTGATAATATACTGATAATATTTTTATCTTTATCACTCATTGGTAATTGATAATGATTGTATATGTCTTCTTTTGTCATTTTAACAATTGGTAACATTTGAAATTCGACTTTTACAGGATCAAAGTTATCATCTCCATAATGAAACTGAATAATCTTATTTTTATTATTTCTAACTGTCATATCATATGATACTTTTAAATCTTCAAGACCTTTAATTAAACGTCGCTGAATATAACCAGTTTGACTAGTTTTTACAGCAGTATCAATGAGACCAACGCGACCACCCATAGCATGAAAGAATAATTCACTAGGGTTTAATCCACCAATAAATGAGCTTTCTACAAAACCACGAGCTCCAGGTGAATCATCATATTTATTAAAATGAGGTAATGTTCTATTTTCAAATCCGTATGGAATACGTTTACCATCAACGTTTTGCTGTCCTAAACAAGAAATCATTTGTGAAATATTTAAGTCACTACCTTTAGAACCAGCATTTACCATAATAACAAAACGATTATTCTTACTTAAACTTTTTCTTCCAATTTTTCCAGCTTCAAGAGATGCTTTATTTAGAACATTATTCACTTGAGTTTCAAATTCATTAACTGTTAATTTTCCTGTTTTGTTTTCAAAAATACCTAAATGTGTTTGATCAATTAAATTATCAACATCACGTTTTTTGTCAGCAATTACATCACTAATTGATTTATTAGTTTCATAGTTAGCAATTAAATCACTAATACCGACACTATAAGCATGTGTTTTCATATATTCTGTTACAATAGATTGAAGATTATCAATAAAATCACTAGAAGCCATATTACCATAATCATTACAAATTCTTTGAATTAGACCTTTAGAGCCATCTCCAAGAACTCCTTTTTGTAGTTCACCTCGAATGTAATTTCCATTATAAATTTCAACAACATGATTTGAAGTTTTGTAGTCTTCACTATCATCGAAATTTTTAAGTTTATATTTAACACTGATTGGTGGAATAATTTGTGAAAGTAAATTATAATTACTAATTGTTTCATTGTTAAAAATACTAGTATCAATATTTTTAAGACCAACAATTAAGTTCATTGCTTTTCTCTTATCAAAATTAATATTTTCTTGACTGAATAAGTAACTTCCAAGCATCGAATCTTGGAAAATACCAACAATTGACTTATTGTTTGCTGGACTAATAATTTGATATGGAACAGCAGCTAACATTTTTAATTCCATTTCAGATTGTTCATCTTGAGGCATATGTAAATTCATTTCATCACCATCAAAATCAGCATTATAGGGTTTAGTATCACCAACATTCATTCTAAATGTATCACCTTGAGGCATAATCTTGACAATATGACACATCATAGACATTTTATGTAATGTAGGTTGTCTGTTAAATAAAATAGCATCTCCATTCATCATATGACGATGAACTTTATCTCCAACTTGTAATTTAATAGATTCTCTATCAACATATTTTAATGAAATGGATTCGCCATTTTTTTTCTCTAAAATTTTAGCACCAGGATAAATATCTGGACCATTTCTAACAAGTTTTAATAAATAATTCATATTTTTATTGTTAACAACAATTGGTTTTGTTAAATTCTTTGCAACTTTTAAAGGCACGCCTAATTCTCTAATAGAAAGTTGAGGATCTGGTGTAATAACTGAACGAGCACTAAAATCAACGCGCTTTCCCATTAAATTACCTCTCACACGTCCAGCCTTACCATTTAATCTTTCTTTAATAGATTTTAAAGGTCTTCCTGATCTTTGAGCAACAGAAGCAACTCCAGGAATTTTATTATCTACTAAAGTTGATACATAATATTGTAATACAGTTTCCCAATCGTCAATAACATTTGAATTTGCATTTTGTGCGATTTTATCAGCTAAAGTATTATTTGCTTTAATAATATTAACAATAATATGACTAATATCATCTTCACTTCTTTGCTGTGAGTCATGTTTTACAGAAGGTCTTACAGCCGGAGGTGGAACAGCTAAAACTTGACAAACCATCCAATCTGGTCTAGACCAAATTGGACTAAATCCCATAAAATTAACATCTTCATCACTAATTCTTTTGAAATTTTTAATAACTCTTTCAGGTGTTAATTTTAGTGAAACCTTGCTATTTTCATCATCTGTCGCCTCATTGTCTACCCATTCAGCAATAATTGTTGCTAATCCTTCTTTCTTAATTTTATTAGGTTGTTTTGAATTACACCCATCTTCAGTATCTTCACCACAACGTTTAATTTTACTAGCAATAGAGAATATTTGATTCCATCTTTCATCTGGTGGCATTTTCATAAAATATTTATATTTTTCTTTGTTAATTAAACATTTGCTACATTTGATACAAGTGCATCGTAGAATCTTGATAATTGTATTTAGATATTGAATATAAAATACCGGTCTTGATAAATTAATATGACTAAAATATCCAGGTGTTTGCATATAATCTAAACCATCGGTTGGACAAATTAATCCAGGTTCTAATACTCCCATTCGAGGATCAAATAATCCCCCAATTACAGGTTTATTATTGATATATGTGTCTCGACTAGTTATTTCTGCGACAGAACCTTTTCTAATTTCTTCTGGTGATAAAATACTAAATTGAATACCAATAATTTTTGATGGATTTTCTTTTTCATTATTCTCAATTTTAGACATCTCCTTATATTAATAAAATAATATTTAGATTGTTTTATTTCATCAATTTTTTATTTTAATTTAAAATTGAATATATAAAAATAAAATTGCATTATACATATAAGAACTATGGTAATTGAAAAAAAGCGCAAATTAAAGATTCACAAATATAATACACGTCATAATAATAATAAAAATAAAAATTATATTTATGAAAGTGATAATAGTGGCTCTGATGAAGATGATGACTGGTTACCAAACAAAGATTCTTCTAGCGATGAAGTAACTGATGATAGTGATAATTATACAGAATGTAGTAGCGATGATGAGCTTGTAAATAAATATAAAAACAAAAATAAAAAACAAAAATTTAATAATGAAAAATTTACCGAATTATTATCAGAGTTGTATCCTTCAAAATATATGACAAATAAAGTAAAAAATATGAAAAAGAATACAAATAATAATAATCTTGTATTAGAAATTGTTGACATTGATAAGAATAAAAAAAAATATATAAACAAAAGCGACAATGAAAGTGACTATGAAAGTAGTAATGATGTAGATATTATAGAAAGCGATGAGGATGAAGTAGAAACAGATAATGAAGATAATAATAGCGATGATGAAGATAATTTAAAAAATAAACATATTCAAAATAGAAGAGAAACTATAGATAAATTTAAAAATTTAGCTAATGAATTATTAGCAAAAAATAAAAAAAATAAACTAGCTAAACAGTTACTTAAAAATAGCGAAGGAGAAGAAAAAAAATTAAATAAATTGACAGATGGAAACGATACACAAAACCATTTGAATGAATTTAAAAAACTAGTAAAACAAAAAGATCAATTAGATACATTAAACTATTTCAAAAAAAATTTATCAATCGAAGAACAAAAAAATCTTATTGAAACTATTAAACAAATAGATAAGGATGATAGTGAAAAACCATATTTATTCAAATTATTAGAATTAGATATACCAAATAAATACAAAGAAATTGGATTAAAAAAATTCAATAGACTATATTCTTTAGAACCAGAAGAACCTGAATATTTTAAAATAATAAATTGGTTTGATACTTTTATATCATATGGTTTAAAGTTAAAAGATTTTGAAATATTCAAAAAATATGAAGATTTGGTTTTAAAAAAAGTGAATACTTTATCTTCAAGTGACTCAGATAATAGCGAATATCATAAATTAAAAAATTGGGTAGATACTTTTGTAAATATTCCATTTAATAAGTATAGTAATTTACCAATTACAATAAATGACGGTATTGAAAATTGCCATGAATTTATGTCAAATTGTAAAAATATTTTAAATGATGTAGTTTATGGTATGAATGATGTAAAAATACAAATTATGCAAATAATGGGTCAATGGATAGCAAATCCTAATGCTATTGGAACAGCTATTGCTATAAAAGGACCAATGGGAACTGGTAAAACTACATTAATAAAAGATGGTATAAGTAAAATATTAAATAGACCATTTAATTTATTAGCATTAGGTGGAGCAACAGATAGTAGTTATTTAGAAGGACATTCCTATACATATGAAGGTAGCACATGGGGAAAAATAGTAGATATTTTACTTCAAAGTAAAACATCAAATCCTATTATATTCTTTGATGAATTAGATAAAGTAAGTGATACTCCTAAAGGTGAAGAGATTACTGGTATTTTAACACATTTAACTGATACTACACAGAATACAAATTTTCATGATAAATATTTTTCAGAAATAGATTTTGATTTAAGTAAATCATTATTCATTTTTAGTTATAATGATGAAAGTAAGATAAATCCTATTTTACTAGATAGAATGTATAAAATATCTGTAAAAGGATATGATGTAAAAGAAAAAATTGTAATTGCCAAAAAATATTTATTACCAAAAATATATGAACAAATAAATTTTAAGAAAGAAGATATTATTATTCACGATGATATGATAAAATATATTGTTGATAATTATACAGAAACAGAAGATGGTGTAAGAAATTTAAAAAGATGTTTAGAAATTATATTTACTAAGTTAAACTTATTTAGATTAATGAAACCTGGTGAAAATTTATTTGAAGAAGACTTATCTATAAAAATAGAATTTCCTTTAATTATAACTGAAAAAATATTAAAAGAACTAATAAAAAATAAAAATACTTCAGATGAAAAATGGAAATTAATGTATATGTAATTATAAAATTATAGAATTATTTAATTACATAAATAGTTTTATTATTATTGTTAAATATAAATAAAAACCATATTCGTTTTAAATATGAAAAATAATTTTCATCTTTAAATTTTTTATCATCATTTTTTAAATATTTTGTATATAATTTTATAGGATTAACATTTATTAGATATAATATTTTGATGTATATTAAAAATAGTATAATATTTATTTCTATGTATAATTTATTATTACTGTAAGCTATTATTCCTATTAATATAAAATCTGTTAATAAAATTCCTAATCTTTTAGAATTAAATTCAAGAGAGAAAAGATGTAAAAAAGAAATAATTATTAATGAAATTAATGGTGTAGATTTTATAATATTAAAAAAATATAAAATACACCATATATGTAAAAATCTACAATAAGCTAAATTTTGACAATGTATTTTATTTTTTATCATTCTTGAATTGATTATTATTTTTATTTTTATTTTATATTTTATATTTTATATTTTATATTTTATATTTTATATTAATTAAAATTGATAAGTATTTGTAATAAAAAATAAAAATAAAAGAAATATATTAATACAATGAATCAACAAGATTGTCTTGAATGCTCATATAATGAACATCTTGAAGAACATTTAGAAGAACTTGTTAAATTAAAATTTTTACTTAAAGAAATTTCAAAAAATTTATCAGAATTACAAAAAATTAAAATAATGCCAAAAAATTTTGAATTACAAAAACTAAAACAAGATTTAGAAGGTTCAATGAATATAGATACTCCATCGACATTTAATTCTACATCTAACTATCTTTCAAAACAAGTAGAAGGTTATTTAAAAAAATATTGTAATCATAATTATATAGAAGATATTTATGATATCGGAGAAGATGGTTTTAAAAAAGTTTGTTATTGTAATAAGTGCTATGATGGGTATTAATTTACTTGAACTTTTAATGGTATGATTAAGGGAACTATATAATTATGATCTAACATTTTTCTAATATTTTTACCTATATTTATCTCTATAGTGTATATTCGTCTTCTATAATTATTTAAATTTTTTTTAGACTCATAAAAATCTACTTGTGTATTTTTTAATGTTTTTTTATATTCTGTTAATTCATTTTTTATACTTTTGACATTATCTTCCATATTTTTAATTTTGTCAAAATACTTTTTTAATTTTTCTCTAATTTCTTCTTCATTAGTATTTAATTTATTTTTAGAATATGCATATTTTTTTAAGTCATTATATATTGGATTATTTTTGTAATTTCTTCGATAATAATATTGTTTTTCATAATTATTTACTCCTCTATTTCCACAATGAGGACAATTATTATTGCCATTTCTAAACCACGTAACTATACAATTTGTATGATAAACATGACAACATTCAGGTAACTTATATATATCTTCATTATTTAAAGAATCTTTACAAATAATACATTCTTCATCAGATAAATTCAAATTAAATAAATTTATATTATTTGGATTATAACTCATATTATAAAGATAATTTACATATATATTTAAATAATCTATATAAATAATTATATTATAATAAAAATCTTTCAATTCTAAATTCTAATATAAAATCAGGATTTATATTTTCTATAATTTTTCGTTTAAAAATACTTTTTACCATGTAAACTTCTCTGAATAATGATAAATAAAGATATACAGTTGAAGATAAAAAAGAATCATAAAATATAACAACACGATTATATTTTTTATTAACAATATTATTTTTACAATATAAAATTTTATCTTTTATATCTTCAAAATATAACATTTTTTCATAATAGTATTCGCTAATATCAATTAAATTATTATTTAATATTTTAATATTATTGGTTTTCTTATAGTAAATATTATTATCATAAATATCATTATCATAAATATTATTAATTATATTACTGTTATTATCTATGTAATAAACTTTTTCCATTATTTTTTTTGCTATATTTGTTCCAATATTTACGCCTTGTAATAAATCTCCATTACCCAGTACTTCTTTCATTTTAATATTAAATTCTTTATCTTCTATATCAACATTTAATTTTTTAGATATTATTTTACATGCTTCTTTATAGAATTTTATCATACCTTTTAAATTAATATGTGTATCTGTTTTATAAAAGTCTTCTACATTAAATAATTGTGTACTATCATAAAATAAATCTATAAAATTATACTTATAATAAGACATTTTATCTCTATTTAATATTTTGTATTTATCTGGTAAATATTCTTTACATATTATTTCTTTATTTGGAAACATAAAAAATAATATTTTTTTTGAATTTATATACTCATTATATAATTTAATATAATTTATATTAAATAAGGTTCTATAATTACAATGGTTCTCTAATGATCTACAAGCATCGTTAATTAAGAATAAATAATCATCTTTACCAAATAATGTTTTTATTTTATTTTCTTCATTATAAGGATTTGAATTTTTAATATTTTGTTTATAAAAAATTTTTTTATCTTTAATATCTATAATATATTTTGTACATAAATAATTGTGAGTATTATTTATTTCACAATTAATACAGCATAATTCTTTATTTATAAATTTATTAAGACCACATTTACATTTATTATCTATATTCATATTAATAAATGAAAATATTATATTATTAAAAATATTTTTTATTTAAAGTAGATTAAAATAAATTAAAGTCTAGCCAATATCTATCATTTGAAAAATTTTTTAATGGTTTAATATTAATACCACAATTAGTTTGTTTTCCAAGTTCATATAAATCATTTCTAAAATCTATTACAGATGTAGATATATCTGCGCAACTATTACTTGTATTTTGAATAATTTTTTCAAAATTAAAAATTCTTTTACCTTGAATTAATTGAAATGCTCCTATATATAATGGAACGTTCACTGTATTAACGTTTGTTGGAACATAACCTATATAAAAAAAATTATCTTCTTTATTTGTTTCGCAATAAATTCTCATACTCATTATATCACTTATCATAAATTGTGGATAATCTATGTCTTCATCTTTTTTATATAAACTCATTTCATAAATCCAATTTTTACACCATTCTGATGTTATTTCATTATTTAATAAAATAAGATTATTGTGATCTCCATTTTCTAGTCTTCTTATTGGTAAATTATAGTTATTGTTATTATTATTATTAATACACATTTTAATATTTAATGAATTATGTAAACTAAATAAGTTAAATAAAATAAGGACTAATATATTTTTGTATATCATTAATAATGTTCTATATTATATTAACATTATTAATTTATTTTTATGTGATTATTTACAATTTATTATACATTTAAAAAGTAGTTGGGTGTGTTCTATTTCCACCTCTTTGGTTTAAAAATTCCATTTGTTCTCTTGAAATACAAGCACAACCTGTTGATGAAGAATATTGTTGTGGTTTGAAGCAACATTTTGGATCAAATTTATTTGCGTAGAATAAAAACATTTGATCATCTGGTAAAGGAACTTGTCCAGCTTTAATACCATCTAAGGATTGAAATAAAGTTGTTGTTGTGTCTTTAGATGGAATATCCCAGGTATCTCCAGGGACCCCTTCTCCTGTTCTCCAACCAATAGGAGCACCTAAAGCTTGAAAACCTTCTTTTACAGATGAAACTTTGCTACATGCGCAAATTGTATATCCACCAATTAACCAAAATAGTATAATACTAAGTAAAATTACTTCTAATCTTATCTTTAATCCTAAAATATTTAGTTCCATACTTTATACATATTTAAAAGATAAAAATATATATAAAATCATTAATATAATTGTATTTATCCTGTAGGAACTGATGGAATAGAACGACTTGGTCTCACATTTAATTTTGATGCTATTAGAGCTATTACAATTGCTAATGGAACAGATATTGCTATAAAAAATATTGTTCCAGCAATTGCAGCTGGTATTGTTGCTCCAAAAGTAAATAACGCCGCCGCATATAATGCTAAAGTAGTAGCAGCTACAACTACCAAAACTAAAATAATTACTAATTCTATAATTGTTGCTATTAAAGCTTTTAAAGTTAAATATGTTCCAAATACTTGGAATAAACCAGCAGCCATTACTCCATTTGTTTTATTTAATGTATCTCGCGCTATAATTGTATTATGAATAATAGGTGTAGTAATATTTAATCCACGATTCATTACATCTTGTGTAACATTATTTGCTGAATTACGTATTTTATTAAACATTGCTCTAATATTTTGTATTGCAGTTATTATTTCTTTCCATGCTTCTATTAATAATTTTACAAAATAATAGATAGGTTCTAAACTTATAGAAATTATTGATGATAAAATATTATTTACACAAAAATTAAAATTTTCTGATGTTGTTTCTAGTTTAGATTTATGCGGATCATCAATAATTAATCCAGCAAATGGTATATAAATTGGATTACATTTATTTTGTGGCCAATCTTTTCTTAAACTTCTTATATGTGATAAAGTATAAAAATAGCTTGTGGCTATAAAAAAAACAAATATTATTAAACTAGATATAATTAATTCTACACCATATTTTTGAAAAAATCCTTCTTTACTGTATAAATGATTAAATTTTGATATTATATCCATATAATATATAATTATAAATTGTTTATTAATTTAAATCGACCTAACAATTTGACCAGGGGGACCCGCCCAAACAGATTTTCCAGTTAATACAGCACCAGATAAAACATATAAAAATGCTGCTAAAACACCTAATGTTTTTCTAAATAAGTCTTCTATATTAAGAGTTAATTTTTGTATTTCTATTAACATATTTAAAAAAACACCAAAAATACTTTTTACTATTGTTGTAATCCAGTTTCTTATATTATTAAAAAATGCTCTAACGGCATTTACTGCCTGACTAATTATACCAGTTAATTCACCACCAAATGATAATGCATAATGAATTGGTTCTAAGAATACACCCATTGAACTAATTTGCATATTTTGAATACAAAAACTAAAATTTTGCATAACATCATGATTAAAAAGACCAGCAAAAGGCATAACACTAGGATTACATCTATATTTTGGCCAATTATTTTCTATTTGTTTTGAACCAATTCCTAAAACTGAAGCAAAATATAATCCAACAAATACTAAAATAATTATAATAGCAGAAATTAAATCATAAGCATCCATAATAAATTATAATACTATAATTATTATAGATAATAATTATTTTATACTTATTTATTCTTCATCTTCACTTGGAGTATCATACTCATCAATCCATCTAAATCTAACTTTTGTTGGAGGATCACCTGGAAGTCTATATGTTTGTCAATAGCCCCCTTTCTTCATTTTTCTAGATTTTCTCATTTTTCTAGATTTTCTCATTTTTTTAGATTTTCTCATTTTTCTAGATTTTCTCATTTTTCTAGATTTTTTCATTTTTCTAGATTTTCTCATTTTTCTAGATTTTTTCATTTTTCTAGATTTTTTTCCACCACTTGTAGTTTCTTTTACAAAACCATCATTCTTAGCATCATTTTTAGCATTGACAAATTTATCTGTAAGACCTTTTGATATATCAGTTCCTGTAATAGCAGATGGTGGTCCAAAATGCTCAAATTGTACAACACTAATTTGTTGGGGTTTATTTCCTCCATGGGTAGAATTTTCTTTTTCTGTAAACCAATTAAAAGCATGTAGTTGATAATTACCTCCATTATTTTTCATTGGGAAAGGAGCAGGGCTTGGTTTGATATTATTATTAGACATTATATATATTTACAAATAAAAATAATAAAAAAATAAAAATAAATATAATATATGTTGAACGATACTCAACGATTACACTTACAAGAAATGATTAAAGCAAATAATACAGAAGATACAACAAATGCTATTAGAGAAGTAAGACATAGTTCTATAATTCATTCTGAAGTTCAAGAACTAGTTAATTTAAAGCAAAAATATCCTAGATTATCAAAAACTAATCCACAACAATTTGATGATATGTGCGTAAAACGTTGTAATTTTCTTTTTAATAATTATACTGAAATATTTAACAAAGTAAAAAAGGATGAAATAGATTTACAAATGTTAAATAAATTTTTAAATGTTTTAAAACAAATAGAAGATGGTAAAATAGATCAACATGAAGGTTCCTATATGGTTGGAACTATATTAAAAGAAATATATATTGACAGTGCTCTTAAAAAAGCAGAAAAAACAGATAAAAAGGATAAAAAAAATAAAAAAGAGGATAAACCAATTAAACCTGTTAAAATTTCATGGAAAGAATATAAGGAAAAAAATAATCTGGAATAAAAAGTAATATTATATTTTAATATAATATAGATGGATTATCAAAAAGTATTAGAAGATGTATATAAAAAAGTAAAATCTAACAAAGGTGGAAAACTAGCATCTTATATTCCACAACTTGCTAAAGCAGACCCCACAATATTTGGTATAACTTTTTGTGATATAAATGGAAAATGTTATTCAGTTGGTGATTCTAATAAAAAAGTTCCTATTGAATCGATAAGTAAACTATTTTCATTAGCTTTAGCAGTAAAAAAATTAGGAAAAAATGAAGTATATAAAAAAATTGGAACAGATGGTTCTTTCATGCCTTTCAATTCTATAATTGCGGCAAAATTAGCACCTACACATACAATTAATCCATATGTTAATCAAGGCGCTATGGCAACAACATCTTTATTATATAAAAAAGATCAAAAAGAATATAAAAAACAAATTTTAGATAACTTATCAAATTTTGCTAATACAGAATTAAAATTAGATGAAAGTGTTTATAAAAGTGAATCGGCTACTAATACTACAAATATGAGTTTGGCTTATTTATTAAAATCATTAAATCGTTTTTATGCTCCTGTTGACGAAGCAGTTGATGCTTACACTTATCAATGTTCTGTTAAAGTATCAGCTAAAGATTTAGCAACTATGGCATCTGTTTTTGCTAATGCCGGTAAACACCCAGAAAGCCATAAACAATTGATAAGCAAAGATGATACTGAATATATTTTAAATACATTAAAACCAGAAGGTCTATATGAATATTCTCCAACATGGATGGTTAAAACAGATGGTAAATCATATGCTAAAAGTGGTGTTGGTGGTGGAATATTAATTGTAATTCCAAATGTAGGTGGTATTGGAATTGTTTCACCAAAATTAGATAAATATGGAAATTCAGTAAGAGGTATAGAAGCAGGTATTAAATTATCAAATAAATTAGGAAAGGACATGTTTAGAAATAAAAAAACTAGAAAATCTACTTCTAAACAACAAAAAACTAAAAAAGCAAAAAAATGAAAAAAAAAAATAATTAATTATAATATAAATGTCTGCTCTTCATGCTTTCATAAATAGTGCCCCTGGACAATTCTTAATTGGTGGTTTAACTGTTGCTGGTATTAGTTTTGCTGGTAATAATGTTTCTAATAAAGCAATTGCTGGATTAATTGCCGCTATGCCAATCGGTATGCCTAGTTCAATATTTATTGATGATAAAAGAGTTGAAGCTTATGCTTATAATTTATTAATTATGACCTTTGTTTTATTAGCAGCTACATTTTCAAACTGGGCTTTATTAAAATATGGAAAAATGGATAAATATAAATCTGTAGGTATTTCAATGGCTGTTTTTTGGGGACTTGGATTATTAGTTGTCTTCTTAAAATAAAATAATTAAAATAATAATTGAAATAATTTATAAATATTAAATTATTTATAAATTATGACTTACACATTAGTTATTGTTGAATCACCTGCTAAATGTCAAAAAATAGAGAAATATTTAGGGTCAGGATATAAATGTATTGCTAGTTATGGACATATACAAGAATTAAATGGTTTAAAAAGTATAAATTTAGATACATTTATTCCAAGTTTTACACCAATGGATTCGAAGCTACAACAAATTCAACGAATTAGACAAATGATCACAAATAGCAATGATGTGTTATTGGCAACTGATGATGATCGCGAAGGTGAAGGAATAGCTTGGCATATATGTAAGTTATTTGATTTATCAATTGAAAATACAAAAAGAATAATTTTTCATGAAGTAACAGAAACTGCTTTAAAAAATTCTGTAAAAAATCCATTAAAACTTAACATGAATATGGTTAATGCGCAGCAAGGAAGACAAATACTAGATTTGTTAGTTGGATATAAAATATCACCATTATTATGGGAAAATATTTCAAGAACAAAAAAAGGATTAAGTGCTGGAAGATGTCAAACTCCTGCTCTTAGATTAGTATACGATAATCAAAAAGAAATAGATAAATCTCCTGGGAAAAAAGTATATAATACAACAGGATATTTCACTGATCATAATTTAGATTATACATTAAATCATAATTTCGAGGATGAAGATAAAGTAATTCAATTTTTAGAAGAAACAACCGAATTTAAACATATATTTAGTTGTAGTAAACCAAAAGAAAGTATTAAAAAACCACCAACTCCTTTTACAACAAGTTCATTACAACAAGCAGCTAGTAATGAGTTACATATTAGTCCAAAAGAAACAATGTCTATTTGTCAAAAATTATATGAAGGTGGTTATATTACTTATATGAGAACAGATAGTCAAATATATAGTAAAGAATTTATTGAAAAAATTAAACCACATATTAGTGAGCAATATGGTGAAGAATATATTAATAAAAATGTAGATTTATTGAGTGAAAAACCTGTAGAAAAAAATACAAAAAAAAGTAAAAAGAAAAAAGAAGAAAATAATAATGCTCAAGAAGCTCATGAAGCTATTAGACCTACAAATATTAAATGTAATAAATTACCTGATGATATGGAATCTAAAGAAAAGCGTATGTATAATTTAATTTGGCGAACAACTATGGAAAGTTGTATGGCGGATGCTTTATTTAATAGTATAACTTCAAAAATAACAGCTCCTTTTAAGCATGAATACAAATATACAACAGAAGAACTTGTATTTATTGGATGGAAAATAGTTGCTGGATACAAAGATGATAATAAATTTTACAAATATTTATTAGCATTAAAACAAAATAGTGAATTAGCTTATAGAAAGATAACCAATAAACTAACTATAAAAGATTTAAAAATGCATTATACAGAAGCTAAGTTAGTTCAATTGCTAGAGCAAAAAGGTATTGGTAGACCTTCAACATATTCGTCGCTTATTGATAAAATCCAAGAAAGAGGTTATGTTAAAAAAGAAAATATAAAAGGGAAAAAAATAAAATGCACTGATTTTGAATTAGAAAATGATGAAATTACGGAAATTGAAAAAGAGAGAGAATTTGGAAATGAAAATAATAAACTAGTTATACAAGAAATCGGTATTCTTGTATTAGAATATTTATTGAAAACATTTGATACATTTTTCGAATACGAATACACAAAACAAATGGAGGATGAATTAGATCAAATATCTAAGGGTAATAAAGAATATCAAGATTTATGTAGAAAGTGTGTTGATGCTATAGATGTTTCTATTCCAAAAAAAATAGAATCGCAGGAAAATGGTGTAATAAAAAGTAATGTAGAGATACAAATAGATGATAATCACTCATATGTTATAGCAAAATATGGTCCTGCTATTAAATGTAAAGATGGAGAGAAAATATCATTCAAATCTGTTAAAAAACATATTGATCTTGATAAACTTAAAAATGGAGATTATAAAATAGAAGAAATAATAGAATTAGATAATAAACTTCTTGGTAAATACAAAAGTGATAATCTTTATATTAAAAAAGGTAAATATGGTATTTATGCTGAATGGGGATCAAATAAAAAATCATTAAATGAAATGAAAAAAGATATAGAAGTATTAGAATTAGATGAAGTAATTGAATTTATAGAAAATAATGAAGGAACTGGTGGTAAAAATTGTGTAAGAGTAATTGATAAAAGTCTTTCTATTCGTAATGGAAAATATGGAGATTACATATTTTATAAAACTGAAAAAATGTCAAAACCCCAGTTTTATAAATTAGGAGGATTTAAAGAAGATTATAAGACATGTTCTATTACTTTGTTAAAAAAATGGATAAATGATACTTATTTCAATAAATAAGTATATAAAATAAAAAATAAAATATAAAAAATATAATATAAATATAATTATATTATATTTATATTATTATGAAAAGTGACTCTAGAGAATATAATATATTAATTAACGCTGTTAATAAGATTCAAAATGTTGATGGGTTTACTTGTGAAATTGGTGTTCGTGAAGGTGGAAGCACTCAAATGATTTTAAATACTTTAAAGAATACACAACAAAACAAAATACATATAGCAGTTGATCCTTTTGGTAATATAGATTATGAACATTGGGAAAATAGAAAAGAAAAACTTGATTATACAAATAAAATGAAAAATAATATGTTAAAAAATTTATATACATTTTGTTCTGAAAATAATATGGAATGTTTATATTTTCCTTTGGAAGATACTGAATTTTTTAATCGTTATTCAGATGGAGTTCCAATATATAATGAAAATAAATATATACTTAATAAATATTCATTGGTATTTTTAGATGGACCTCATACAACAAAATTAGTTAAAGATGAGTTTGATTTTTTTTATAGTAAAATTCCAAGTGGTGGTGTCATAGTTTTTGATGACATTGATCAATATCCTCATATGACTAATTTAGATAGTTATATAAGAGATAAAGGGTTTAATATATTAGAAAAAGGTATATGTAAAATTAGTTATATAAAAGTGTAAATATAATATTATATTATATTATAGTTTTTTTGTATAATATTTACTTACATTCATAATTTGAGTATTCGAATTGTTATTAATAATATTTTCAATTGAAAATAATAAACTATCTAGAGACATTGACATAAAATCATTTTCTACGTGTTTTATATTTTTTATAAAAATTATCCATTTAGTAAGTAAATCTTTGAATTGTAATGGAAAGTGTATATTATAATTTTTATATTTGGAGAGAATATTTGATTTGAAACTTTCTAGATTATTTCTTATATTTCTTACATCAGACAAAATAGAATATAAAGTATATATCTTTGTATTGTCTTTATATTCTCTCTCATTCTTCATAATAATCAATGGAATGTTGAAACATTTATATTCAATAATCTCATCAAAGTACTCTTGAAGAGCAATAGTATATATTTTTTCTGCTAGTTCGGGAAGAGTCACTCGTGAAAGAAGAAGCGCCATCAAAGTATTTTATTATTTACAAATACATATTATAAATAATAAAATTCAATTTTTATTTTATTTTATTTTTCTTCTTTAATTACAATCATAATTAACCATTTCTTTAACTAATTCATCAAAACTGATTTCAGGTTTCCATCCTAATTTTTCAAATGCTTTTTGTGAACTGCCCAATAATTCATCCACTTCTGAATTTCTAAAATATTTACTGGATATAAATATATATTCTCTCTTTGTATCTTTACAATAACCAATTTCATCTAAACCTTCTCCTTTCCATTCTATGTTTATATTTTTTAATTTAAATGACTTTTCAATAAATTCACGCACGCTATGATATTCATTAGTAGCTAAAACATAATCATCTGGGGTTTCTTGTTGAAGCATTAACCACATTCCTTTTATATAATCTTTTGCATGACCCCAATCTCTCATTGAATTAATATTACCGAGAACTAATTTATCTTGTTTTCCTGATAATATATTACCAAGAGCAATTGTTATTTTTCTAGTTACAAAATTATGTCCTCTGCGAGGACTTTCGTGATTGAATAGTATTCCAGAACATGTAAACATATTATATGCTTCTCTATAATTCTTAGTTATCCAATGTGAATATAATTTAGCTACACCATATGGAGAGCGAGGATAAAATGGGGTATTTTCAGTTTGTGGAACCTCTTGAACCTTACCAAACATTTCAGATGTTGATGCTTGATAAAATTTAATTTTTGAAATATCTATTTTACATTTTCGGAGAGATTCTAAAAGTCTAAGAGTTCCAAGGGAATCAATATTTGCTGTATATTCTGGTAAATCAAAAGAAACCTTTACATGACTCATAGCAGCTAAATTGTATACTTCTAAAACTTCTATATTTTTAGTATAATTATCATAAATTTCATTTAAAATATTTATTAAACTATTTTCATCACTTAAATCACCATATCTGAGATATAATTTATCAAAAATATGATTAATTCTCTCTGTATTAATATTTGATGCTCTTCTAATGAGACCCCAAACATCATAATTTTTTTCTAATAAGAATTCGCTTAAATATGAACCATCTTGCCCTGTTATTCCTGTAATAAATGCAATCTTTGACATTATATTAAAAACAATATAATATATTTAATATAATTTTTATTAAATAGATTATTATTGAATTATATTACAATCTAAAAGAGCTGGGAGTATTAACATTGAATTTTTTAGGTATTTCATTTCTTAATTGATTAATTTCAATAGTAAAATTAAAATCAATATCTCCAAACCATACAGGTGTTCCATCGTGATATCTAAATTTGAATTTAAATTCTTGAATTCTCTCTATAACAGGATCAAAATAAGCCATATTTTGTAATAAACCATTACGTGAATCAAATTGTTGTCCGGGTGGATATATTGTAGTTGGTATTTTAGCAAAAGCAGTATTTACTTTCCCATTTTGTTTATTATTATATGTGCTATTACTATTAAAATCATTATTAGGATTTTGACTATCCATATCTAATTCATCATAATTATTCCATTTATCTAATTCTAAATAAATTGTCTCCGATTGTAAAAAAGTGAATACATTTTCACCTAAAATTGAATAATTGGTTCCATTAGAATTAGTAAGCCAAATATTTGTAGAAACAAATTCAGGTTTAACATATTCAATATATAAA